CAGGGGCGCTGAGTGCTCATCACCGGGAACCTGGACACCGGCTGCATTCGCACGGCTGCCATGCAGTGGGAGTCCACTTGGCTGGGCTGGGTCCAGGTGACCGTCAAGCTCGAGAGTGGCGGCGAGTCCTGCCAGGCCACGCCCTGCTGCAGCCCGCCGCCACCGCCCGACGCCAAGGTGGATTTGGTCCAACCGCCCGAGATAGCTGTGGTGGCGCCCACACCGCCGATGCAGGCCACCGCGAAGTCGGGGAACCAGGTCGGGGTGATCGTCCCAGTCGGGGATGTTGTCGCCACGGTGTCATCCAGGTGGGTGGACACGTCGCCGCTGGATCCCATGAACGGCACTTCTAGGAACCCGATCTGCGCGCTGGAGGTGCCCGAGTAGGTGGCGGTGAAGCTCGTGATCGACAGCGCCCTTGGACAGTACCAGATAAAGGCCGATCCCGCGCCCGACGCGCCGCTGCCGTCCAGCTGCACCCAGCCAGCATTGGATGCCGAGTCGGTGACGCTGCTGATGGTGCGCGTTTTGGTGATGCAGGTGATGAACGCGAACAGCGTGTTGGAGAGCGTCGATGCCACGCCCCCCTGGGTCGCCAGCGTGAAGGTGGTACTGGTGGCACCGGCCGAGTCTGTGAGCTTTAGCTCCTGGATCGGCGACGGCACCGGCTATGCCCCAATAGAGACTCGCATATAAGCACGGACGTTCACGTTGGCGGTCACGTTGATACGGATACAGAGCGCCTTCACCGTGCCGCCGCTAAGGTCAGTTTCTGGTTCGGTGCCCAGCGGGTACTGCATCACGAAGCCGCCCATGTACTGCGGCACGTAGAGGGGCTCGATGATGGTCAGCGCGGTTGGCTCTGCTGTGTAGTTGTGCCCCATGGTGAACTGCGCCGCGATGGTGCGCCCGGTCACCTGGACGATGGCGGGCGGTGAGCCCCCCGGCGTACCGGCTGTGGCCTGGGTGGACTGGCAAAGCTCCACCCCGGCGGGTACGGCAGTGGGGGTGACGCCATCCAGCGTGACACCCCACTGCAGGATCTGCACCGGCTGGTTCGCACCTGCAATCACGTTGAGCACAGTCTTGGCGCCCGCGGTCATCGCGAATACCGTGTTCTGCACTACATAGACTGCATCAGCCATCTATTCATCCCACTCAATATACCCTCGGACGTTGACCGCCGCGGGTGCGCTCACTCTGAGCGCGATACCCTTGCCGCTGGTCGATGCGGTGTCGAACCCGACCGGCTCACGGCCCAGGGGGAACTGGATCGTAAACAGCCCCATGAACGCCGGGACATACCACTGCTTGACCGCAGTAAGCGCTGTGGGCTCTGCGGTGTACTGGCCCGACACGGTGACGCCCGAAGTGGACCCGGCGTAGCCTCGGATCTGGGTGATGGTACCAACCGTGCCGGGTGTGCCAGCGCCCGCCTGGGTGCTCATGCACAGTTCCAGCAGCATCGGAACTGCCGATGCCGTAACTCCGTCCGTGGAGACGCCGAACTCGACCAACGTTGGCGGCGCCGCGGTCGCTCCGGCGATCAGGTTCAGGAGCGTTTTGGCTCCGGATGTAACGGCGAACGCTGCGCCGCTTGTGATTGCGTAGCCTGCTGCCATTCTAGATTTCTCCTCTCACTGCTTGGGGACGCTCGATGCCGGTTTCATCCCGGCGTTTGTAGTAGGAATCCTGCGCTTGCTGGCGGATCTTGGGGCGCCACATGGTTCGGTGCTCCACTTCCATGCGGGTTTGGGCGGCGGGTTCGTAGGGCGGCTCGCCCCAGAGGTCCCTGCCGTCTGGCAATACATAGCTGAAGTGCTGGCCCTTGACCTCTAAGCCGGGGATGGCGCGGAACATGCAGCGCACCGGCCACAGTGCGCGCTGGCCGTTCATCTCGTCTCCGGCCACCCGGCTATAGAACAGCGCTTCGGCCACGTCGTGCTCGGTGTCCTCAAGGTCGCGGGGCAAGCCGTGTGCCTGGGTGATCACCTGGTCGGCGTCCATCAGGATGTACCAGTCGCCCTCTTCGGCTACTTGCTCTGCCAGCTTGAACCCGAGCGTGCGTTTCTCGCATTCGTTCCCGGCGTAGGCGTCGTATGGTCCGTGGATGGTCAGGCCGATCTGCATGGCTTGGCAGACCTCCATCACCGCGGCGTATTGCTCGGCGCCGCTTCTTGGGTGGCGCATCGCGCCGGGGTAGAGCGCGTAGGCACCATCTAACCCGACGATGTGGCTGACACCGGCGCGGGCCATCGACGCGGTGGTGGCAGCGAGCCAGCTGGGGTTCTCGTCGTACCAGCACAGGATGCCGATCATCGAGATCAAGTGTAACCTCGCAGTGGCAAGACCTCCGGGCGGTTCCTCCAGAAGTCGATCGTCGCCCAGTAGCAGGGGTCGCACAGCCGGAAACAGCCATTCAGCTGGGGCATGTCCATGTTCTTGGCGTTGAGGAGCGTCACGCCCCATTCGCCCGAGTTCGGACGACCACAGGAAGCGCACTGCGCATAGTCTACTCCGGCGACTGGTGCGCGTTCAGCCACAGCCATGCCCGGCCACCTCCGGCTCTTGGCGCATCGCGTCGGACCAGGCAGCCCACGCGTCTGCCTCTCGAAGGGCATTCCGCGGCCCGGGGACGCCATCGGACGCTCCGCGAAGGGGTTTGGCCGGATTCCCAGCCCAGACCTCGCCCGCGGGCACGTTATGGATTACTACGGCGCCCATGCCGATCCTGGCACCGTCACCCACCTGGACATATGGCTTGAAGGTAGCGCCCTGACCGACCCGGACGTTGCGACCGAGCACACAGTGCCCGCCCACGCTGGTGAGCGGCGCGATCTCGCAGCCGGTGCCGATCACCGCGTCGTGCCCGATATGGACCTTTTTCATCAGCCACACGTCGGCGCCGATACTGGTGTGGGCCAGCATGCCAGCGTCCACCGTAACCAGCGCCTCAATCCGAGCGCTGGCGTCGATCCTGGGCGGATAGACGACATCGCCCGGTCGCCAAGCGCGGTGCTCCGGCGGGTCACCGATCACAGCGGTCGGGTGGATCACCTAGTCTCCTTCTTGGCGTGGCTGGCCGCTGCTGGCTTCGGCTTTTGCTGCTTCTCAGCCCCGGCCGGGGTCTGCAGCTTCTTCAGCAGGTCGGTGGCCTTGTCCACGGTCTTTTGGTCGCCACGCATCTGGGCGGCGTTGCGCTCACCCTCGAGGTGGTTCTGGTAGCTCTGGTCGCTCTGAAACTCTGATCGGTCACGCAGTTCAGCTGTCATGAATCCTCCATCTGATCTCGGCCGGGATGAGCCCGACCCACAGTGCTTTCTTGGGGTCCTGGTCGCCCTGGTTCCACCGCTCTTTCACGTGCTGCACCTCGCCATCGCGGACGGCTAGGATCTCGAGCCCGGCCCGGCCAAACAGCTGGGTCTGGGCGGCGTCGTTGGCGTTACCCCTCGCCGGGAACGGACAGTTCAGCCACACCTGGCGGGTAGCGGTGGTGAACGCGTAACCGGCGAAATAGGTGGGGAACACCGGCGGCTGTTGGCGCACCTGGTCGCGGCTCATCAGCCGGATCTCCGAGCCGATCATCGGCTCAGCTGTGAGGTTCACCCGCTCGTCGTCCTGCGCCAGCCTCGAGTAGCCGGTGACCACTGCGTCCGGGTGAGCGTCGTGCGCTGCCAGCACGGCAGCGAGAGCTTCGGGGGTAACGATCGCGTCGTCGCTGATGATGGAGTAGCGGTCGTAGTCTGTGTGCTGGACGATGTGGTTTACCGGCAGGTCGGCCTCGGTGTAGCCGGTGAGCCATGCCTGGTCCACAGGCAGCGCCTCGAGCGAGTCTGTGCACTCGAGGATCTTGCGGGGGTTCATGATCAAAAGTAGTGTGTTCATCTGTGGGGTGGGGCGCCGAGCCGAAGCCCGGCGCCCCAGGGTACCTATTAGAAGGTCGGCGTTACAAGCCCGGCACCCGACACGACGCCAGAAGCGGCGGGGTATCGACCGGCGGTGAATGCAACATAGCCGAAGCAGACCAGCTGCACCTGCAGCGATGTGCCTGCCTGCTGCTCGAACGAGAGCGTAACCGGGTCGCCACTGCGCTCCCACAGGTGGACCACCGGGGACGCCATCACGATGATGCGGTCCTCGTTGGTGCCAGCGCCCAGGTTGGTCGGGATGTTGGCGTCCGTGTAGACCGGCAGTCCCAGCAGCGAGCCAACCGATCCGTAACCGGCGGCGTCTCCGACACCGGCGGCGTTCTGGTACACCTGGCCGCTGATACCGAAGATCGGCCGTCCAGTGGTGTCCGTTGCGGCGTTGAACATACCCCAGCGCCGGGGGTGCATCACGATCTTGTCGGCCACATAGCCGATTCCGCCCATCGCCACGTTGATCTGCTGAATCACGTCTGCGATCTTCGGGAAGATACCAGCTACCGATGCGGTGGTGGCCGTCGAGGTCGAGATGCCGGACGTGGCGAGCACGCCCAGGATGGTAACGCCGGTGCCCGGACCGCTGATGGCGCCCGAGTCGAGCGTTGCCCAGTAGCGAGCGGTCAGGTCCTCGAACAGGATCTGGTCGTCATAGGCTGCGCGCTCGATGGCCTGCCGAGAAACTGGCAGGTAACCGGCGATGGTGCGCACGTTGACCGTCAGGTCCGTCTCTGCGGGGTCCTGAGTGGTCGCCGCGGTGTTCTCTGTCTGCATACCTGCCGCGGATGCGGTGGTGATGCGGGGAACCACGATCGACATCCCGGTATCGGGAAGTGTCGCGCCGTTGCACTGGTCGCAATAGACGCGTCCGTTGCGAGCGGCCTTGGCGTACAGATCCAGCAAGTACGCCGGGGGGATCAGGCCACCATAGCTGCTGGCGGTCGTTGCCCGCTTCTCGATCTCGTGCGCCTGGTGCTTGGCCAGCCGCTCCGATGCCTCGTGGTCACCCTTGACCTGGGACTGGTACATGTCGAAGAAGAACGAGCGGCCCTCCCTAACGTACATGTCCGGCTCGCTCAGCGAGAGAGCGCGCTTGTCCGCCACCTGGACCGGTCGGAACTGCTGCCGGGCGCGGTCCAGAGACTCGCGCTTTTTCAGCTGCTCCTCCCGAAGCTCGACCAGCGCAACCGCGTCGTACCATGCGGCCTCTCGCTCTTCCAGCGCCGATTCATGGTCGAGCCGGTCCTTCTCCTCTTTCGGGATCGGCTGGGTGCGAAGCTCTTCGATCTCGTCGCCCAGCTGGTTCATATCCGCGACTGCCTCGTTGTAGGCGTCTCGGATCTCGGTGAATGTCAACTTCTTGACATCCTTACTGTCCGTGCTCATGATCACCTCTTGGGGTATCGTTCTTTGGCTCTGCGGATGCCGCGTAGCACCCGCTCTGTTTCGACGATGCCCTCCATGTCAGAGCCGACATCGTTCCCGCCCACCGCTGGGGTGCCGACGGGGAATCCCAGCTGCATGCCGTAGCTGCGCAGCTGAGCGCTGGTCTGCGAATAGGCGCCCTGAGGCGTTGCGCAGACATCGTACAACGTACCGATCTCCTGGATGGTGCGGTGCTCGGTTTCCTGCCCGCCATCCTCAGTTTGTGTAACGATCTCGTCCTTGGCGACGGTGAACGCGAAGCTGGCTTGCCGCACCACACCGGTACGCATCTTGCTTGCCATCGCCACCCCGTCCGGGTCGTCGCGGGCCACCTTGGCCCGGAACCTCAGCCCGTACTGGTCGGCTGCAAGCTCGAGCGAGCCCGGCTCACCAGCTGGCACATCCGTAGCTGCCACGGCGCGGTTCATGTCGTGGCCGAAGTTGAAGTGAACCACCCCGTCTGGCTTGGAAAGCGCCTGGGTGCGCAGCACCACGTCGAACGCTGCTGGGTCCACCGACTCGGTAAGCTCGAGATATTTGCTCGAGTAGAGGGTCGTTGCCTGGTTGAATACCGC